TTATAAATGACGATACATTTGAGAAGACATGTCTAAAAATTGGCCTACAAGCTCGTTATGTTCTCCTATAAAATCAAAGAGTTGATCCTCACTCAGTACACCGCATTTGAGATTATCTTCTGTTTGTTCTGATAGTCTAAACCAGTCTTCGCTACCATAAAATTCTCTTAATTTCACGTAATCTTCATAGTGCTTTTGAAAATCATCTATAGCTTCTACTAATGCATTGATTCTAGGTTTGAAGCTATCATACTTCTCTTCCATTTCTTCTATTTTTAATCTATCATTTAGATTCATAATAAAATCTCCTTAGTTATATAAGATTCGACAAGATAAGTTATCATTCTCAAGTATTTGTAACGTTAATTCTACTATATCCTTTTTACAAAGTAAAAAATTACTCATTACAAACTGACAGTGTTGATTTTTATTCTAATGTTAGTTTAAAATCTTTTTGGTTCATTAAATATAATGACTCACTAAAAAGTATATAGCAAAAAAAGCCTATAAAATAGGCTTTTAAAGTATGTAATGTAATAATTAAAGCATTTTGTTGTATTGCATTTTTGAGACTTCCTTAAGGTTGCTTTACAAGCCTTTATAGCTTTAAATCAACATCTTAAGCTTTTTTTGTCAACATTAGTTGACATTAAAATTTCCTTCAAAGTAAGCAAAAATTTAATTTACAACTCTGTCAATCAATGAGTTCAGTAGGCAAGAAAAAAGGCACCCAATTGAGTGCTATTTTTTATACATAAAAAGGTAGGAAACTTTCAGGCGACTTACATATAGCAAGCTTACATTATATATTAATCCGAGAATTAATATTTTTGCGACACTAAAAGAATTACTACCTTACCTTTATAATGATTATAAAGTATTAAACAAAAACTGTCAATTAATTTTATTTACAAATATCTAAATCATTTTTGTATTTAGGAAAGTAATCATTAGTTCTAATGTTACAAATAGACAGTAATTTTCTATTTTTTTTATCAATATTGTCTAGGGCATATCCTTTACAAATTCTAAATACAGTATTAACAAAAATATCTGAAATTTGTATTAAGTCCTTAGTTTGTGAATCTTTATATTTCACAATTACATCTTGGGTATGGTTATTCTTTATGCAAAGTTCAATTTTTAAATACTCTTCTAAACTATTAAGTGATTCAACAGATTGATTTCTTTCATCAATCAACATATATAGACTGTCGTGCTGAATTTCGGACTCATTAAAAATCTTTTTTAGTGTAAGTCCAATAAAGTAGTTAAATGATATAGAAGGTGATTTTTTTAAGCTTTGATGAAGATTATGATTATCAATTATTTTATAATGAAAAACAATATCTGTTCTATCTCTTAAACGTTCAAAGATAAGTTTTTTCATCCCATAAGGCATTTCGGAACCTTTGATTTCATCTTTTATACTGAAGCCACAGTCTGGATTCGATTTTATATAATCTTTTTTTGCTTTTCTAAATTCACGTATAGCCTTGTTATGATTGTTGCATTCAACTAAACAAATTATAAAAAATCTTAGATGAGGATGTTTACTTTCTGTTATTGTCCCCGATTCATCTACATAAAGTTTCATTAAGTTATCCTTACTATATCTCTTTCGATATTATATCAGTTTATTAAGAAGTTTTCCATATCATTATCTAGACTATTATCTAGATTTTAGGGTATTATATTAGAACGTTATTTCATTTTGCGATTTCTGAAAAAGAAACAACTTTTCGCTGAGTATGCTGTTTTTGATACAATAAATCTAAATAAGGGCTTAAATAATCAAATTTTAGTTTTCCATCAATTTGACCACTAGCGATTAATTGTTTAGCTGTTACTTCAAAATCATCCCAATTAAAACCTTCAGGACGACAATCGTCTTTTTCAAATGATAAAATCATCTTTGCAATTTCTTCGTTATACATAATATAACCTCCTTTTCTAAATACATTATTTCATATTTAGAAAGGGTATTTTTACGGTTTTGCATTTTTGGAGAAGAAAAAAGCAGATAAATGCTCTCCTATGGATCATCAGTTCTCTGCTTCATATCATATTGACCTTTATTTCGGAAATAAGTTACGCTTTTCAATCTCTTTAGATAGTTCTTTAGCGAACTTCTCAGATAGCAAAGCTTCGCTCATCGGCTGATAAAGCAACTCTTCATCACTCATTGCACTAAAGTCAGGGATTGGATAGAATTCATCCCATTCTTTTTGTATTTTGTTCAAAAATCAGAAAAATCCATCGCTTACTCTTTCCTTATATCACATATTTTGTCACTAATTATATCATAACAAACAACCATCCCTGTATTTCTTCGCAAACTCAAGCAAAGCTCTTTTCTTAGTCTCGTAGTACCAACTTTCAGAGCGATTAAGTTTCGTCATAATCTCTTGGTTAGATAACTTTTCACTAATCAAGTAACACTCAATCAGTATTTGTCTGTAGTCTATCTTAGACAATTGGTTAATGGCATACTTAATTGCACCTAGTTCCTCTAGGGCGCATTCTCGGCTTATTTCAAGGTGCGTTCTGCGCGTGGAATGGTATTCTATATCAAACTGGTAAAGCTCGTTATAAGTTAAATCAAGGCTATTGGCGATACGTTGCCACCTCTGGAACTCCTTAAGTTTACGCATGGCGTTCTTCTTGTTCATCTAACACCTCTAAAGCGTCTCTATGTAGTTTGAAAACAGTATTCCTTGAACAACCTACTTTATCTGGTATCTCGTCCCATGATAAGTCATCCACATATCTAGCCTTAATAACAGCTATCTGCTTCTCATCTTGTAGGGAGGTAATCATGGCTAGCCTCTTGTCACGTTCTTTTGCCAAACATAAGAGTTGCTGTGCAGTACCTTTTTCAATGCCATTTAGTAACTCAGGATTACGAAAAGCATTCATCAGCTTGATGTCCTTGTCTCGTTGTTCCTCAAATAAGATCATTAAAGCAAAAAGTGGCTTCAATTCTTTTAATTGCTCTTTAGCGCCCATGATTAACTCCTTTTTGGTATAATTTAGTTAAGCTTAAATTTAACCAAGGAGACGTTCTGTGTGAGCGTCTTTTTGTGTTTCTCGTTTTGTAAACTAGATATTTTTTGTAGTACTTCGCTTTTGGCTTCTAAAATCGTTTCTAAGCGCTTTTTAAAGTTGGTAATATAAAATATCAACTTGTCAGATAGAAGCTCTAAAACCATGCTTTTTTTTAGTCTGATAAAGTCATTCTTTGTGGTAGGGTACTTAGCTTAAATTAGATATAAAATCCTTTAGAATCAAGCTTTTAATTTTTATCAAAAATTTCAAAAAGGGAATTTTTTGCACGGAAAAGGGCGCGTTCTTAAGTTTCCGAACAATATAGCCCCGTTTAAAAATGAAGGGGTAGTTTCCGTATTATAGCCAATACCTGTCACCCTTATCCATATAGTAATAAAATCTCCTCCAGTGATATAAGTATTTTGCCAATCTCATGTATTTTGGACGTTTAGGAAAGTCATCACGACTATAATATCCATGAATGTGTCTTGCTTCTGGATTTACTTTCAAACACTCTTTAAAGGCTAATTGCCAATAGTATTGACAATCTGTCTTGCTTCGGTTGAGTGTCGCTTGATGAACTTTCTGACAAGAACCACAGGCAAAGATATTGTAAATTTTAAACAGTTTCCGACAACGTCTCTCACATTTAGGACACAAGAAGAAGTAGCGTTTACCACCATAAGTTCCTGGTATCGTTTCAAGTAATAAGTTTTGATGGTTATAATGAATAACCAGATTATCTAGGTCTATGCGAATAGGTTGGTTATCCATTGTTCCTGTAATCTTTGTCTTGTCATATTTCTTCATCGGTTTAATAATACTCTCAATGGATAATTCTTTCATACTTTCTCCTAAAGGTTCAAACAACCCAAAACTATTTAATAAATGACAAAAAGAGGGAAATCCCTCTTTGTTGCCGTGCGCTACTTAGCTAATGACATAATTATGTAACCCTTGGTACTCGCGTTCGGTATCCAGTTCTTTTACTAAATTTATTACATTATCATCCATAAGTTCAATAGTCCCTTGTGCGGTTTCACTATCCATTCGAATAGACTTATCGCTCAATAGTCTATCAGCGTAATCTAACAACTCTAATTCATAAGCAATGATATCCCTAATTAATATAGTTTTATCAATATCCTCTAGTTGTGTAGTACGCTTAGCAATGTATTCATTTGTAAATAACTGATTATCATTACACATTTCCACTTCCTTGATTAATTCGTTTTCTTGAGCCATGTCATCAAGTTCTTCATCCGTCATATCCTCAGGTTGATTGTAATAGTCCTTGAAGCTGTCACAGATACGCTTGAAGACCTTGCTTAACTTTCTGTCTTCAGCATATTTTAAGACTAACTGATTAGCATGACCACCTTGGTCATCATTGTGATAAGTCGCGTCAATCACTGGTTGCTCATAAGTACCAGTCATGTAACCTAAGATAGCATGACAAGCTACTTGTGCAGTGTCAAAGTCTCTAAAAGTATAGTGAAATGTAAATGTTTTAGGTGTATCTGAAAATGTTCTCATGTTATTTCTCCTTTGTGATTGCTATAATTTCTGATAAATTGATGGTGCCAGAAGGAGTCTTTACCCAGTTAGGTTGTCGGCCAGATAGGAGAATCTCAACCAATTCATCATAAAGGGTGCGGTCTCCTTGTACGGTGATGGTGTTACCACCTCGTGTGTGTAGTTTTAGTTTCATACTAGTTACCTGTACGAGACCAATAAAGAAGTTGTAGTATTCATATCCTCATAATTGCCATAAGTTGCTTCTGAAAATTTGATATCTATTACAGATACTGATAGAGTAAAGAGATTGACCCGATATTCAAAATCATCTAGTGATTCATTGTGTTTTTGATAAAATAGTTTGATTTTCATTTTTTAGCTCCTTTTTTTCAATTTGTTACCTTCTTTAGTGATTTTGTTACCTTCTAGGTAACATAGACCCGCCTTACTGCCACAAGGGTTTAGCCTCTTTGTTACCATGTTGACCTTCTTTCTAACTCCTTACCCTTATATATATAAATACTGCTTTTTTCCTATATAGAGAGTTAGAAAGAAGGTAACAAGGTCAACATAACAGCTATAAAGCTATGTATATCAAGGGTCTAGATGCGTTACCTTCTTTCTAAACAAGGTAACAAGAAGGTCAACAAATTTTGTAAAATCCTAGTAACTGCAAGGGTTTAGATCATCAAAAGAAGGTCAACATTATTCTTTTTTTGTTATAGCGTGATTTACTCTCCCCAGTTTCGGTCTCTCAAACTCCAAAGGGTCTAACTTGTCAAGATCTTCAACCTTTACACGCGCTTTTTTGAGTTGGTACTTATTTTGTGTTAGCTGTTGTAAGTGCCTGATTGTCTCCTTACCAGCACCGTAAACATTTGGCTTAGGTATTCCCATATCTTCAGCATAATGCTTCAAGGATCTTGTAGCGATAAAAACGGGGACTACGTCCAGCTCGTGCCAACCTCTTTCCATGTACTCATGTTTTACCCAAGATAACAAGTAATCATTATCTTCCTGGTATTCCTCTAACAGGCCTTTGACTGCCTGCGGTTCGATAAAATGAGTAAACGACTCCTGGTTGATAGCTTTATAAAGGGCATACTCTAGCACCTCTTTTTCGCCTAAAAAATCATTTTTAATCCAGGGCTTTTCTTTCTCACCGTTAAAGTCAGCATTAAATGGGACAATCATAATACGCCTATACCAGCCCTTTGTCTTATTTCCACCGTTGGGAATATAGTTTCCTGAAAAGACATTAAAGAGTTTGAAGGTCGCTTCAAAAGCTGGGCGCCCCTTTGGATTGACTAGCACGGTGTCCCCGCTGGTAATACTCATTAGGTCAGACGGATTTTTTAAGTATTCATTAGGTGCCTCGTCTCCAATATTGCAAACTTTACCTACTAGCGTTTCCAGGTTATGCTTTTCAGCAAACTGGACGGGCTTCAATGCTGATACGTTACTTTCTCCTATCAGATTGATAAGGAACCGCTGAAACGTCCCTTTTCCGTTGTTACCGTCCCCGTAAAAGATAGCAAACTTATTCCGTGTATGGTTTGGATTGATAGCCTCCAGGATAATCTGCCAAAACAAGGTTACTAGTTCACTATCATTGCAAGCGATTGAGTTTAACCAATCGTCAAATGTCTTCCCTTCCCTATCGGTTGGGACCCGCTTAGGCGCGTGGTAAGCTGTACTGATTTTACTTGTAATCACATATTTAGGACTGAAAGGAAGTAGCTCCTTAGTCCTTAAGTCAATAATGCCATTCTGTACAGGGATAAAGTAGGCGCTCTCCAGCGGTTTCTTTATCCTTGTCAATGTCCTAACCATTAGCTTAATCTGGGGCCATTCCCTAGGCTTAATCCTCACGTCAAAAGTCTTACAAAATCGGTTAAATAGGTCATTACTAGCCGTATATATGCCCTCATCTAAATCATAGATATAGAGTAGGCTATAATCAGGTACGTTGCTTTTACTGATAAAAGTAAAGGTGATAATTTCGCTTAGCATTTTGGCAACTGTGAAAACCTGGGGCATGGCCACCTTTTCGGTAACGTCCCCTGTACTTTCATTTATTTTGGTTTCCGTGTGTTCTTCCCGCCATTGTTCACCAGCTTGAAAGATACGGTTTTCTAGCTCTCTCATGGTCTTGGGCGGTTGCTCATTCTCACGCGCCTCTAAGATTTTACTTTCCAGGCTTTTCAATTCTTCCTTTTCTATGATTCTATCCTCTCTTTCTAAATTCTGCTCTTGCTATACTTTCAAAAGTCCTATCTAGCTCCCTCTCTGGTAGGGGGTTAGTTGTCACGCTGTTAGCTATTTGTACCAACTCATAAGCTGTTTCTATATCACAATCAACCCACTTATTAAATAGCAAGCCAACAAACTTAGTTAAGGCCACGTTGCGCCCGCCTTCGTCTCCAAAACCATTAAACAAGGTATCTATGACCCTCATGGTAATAGAACGCTGACTTCTAGGGCGTGGCGTGTAAGTAGTAACAACCTGTCTGTTTGGTGTGCTACCGTTTTTAGGAACAGGATAATCAAGACCACGGTTCACAGAGCGCTGATAGTCCTCTGGGTCGCCTGTTGTAACGGGTAAGCCTTGTAATTGCGACCAGGTAAGACTAGCTAAATCAAAAGGCAGTCCAATCTTATCGGCTATCTCCTTGACCACTTGTTGATAAGTCGCTTCAGTCATTACGTCACTAGGCTTCACAACAAGACGATAACGGGGCTTCTTGGGTGTGTGTTTAATCGTTGGATAAATAATATAACTGTACTCCCAAAGTGTCTCAGAAACGATTTTAGGTAGGTTTACGCCTGTTTCTATTTCATCATAGTCAAGAAAAATCAAATCACGGTAAACCAAACTAGCATTATTACGCTTATAGCTACCGTTTTTCTCTGCTGTGACTTTGCCACTCAGGCAGTAGGGAGCTTGTGTTCGCTTGTATTCTTCAATATCGATGCCTTCAGGAGTTTTCAAAGGTTTAAAATGAGCAATATAGTCAAATGGTTCTAACTGTCCTTTGTAGGGGTAGAGATAAGAACTAAAACCTCTTGTTTCATAAATAGCCATTTACGTATCCACCCCCAAAAAAATAAGAATATCACTGACTTTATAGTAATGCTTCCTCGTATCTTCTAGTGGTGGTTGGTATCGTCTTAGACCGTTATCTTCCCAACGCTTTAATGTCTTGGCCTTTATGCCTAGTTCATCTTTAATTTGCTGGGCTGTTATCAACCCTAATAGTCTGGGCTGGGTTTGCTCACGTACTTCCAGGTAATTTCCTACCAGCTCCAGTACCCCCTGAGTTAAATCCTGTTCACTCTCTTTACTTAAACTAAACATTCATATCAGCCTCCTTCAGTAACTTCTTATAACTCTCTAGATCCGCATTCATTAATACAGACAAACGTTCTTGTTCTTTTTGTACTTGGTTATAAAAGGCTTTGGCACCCTCTAGTAATTCTTCCTTATTAGCTGGGATGAAGTAGCCACGATTAAACCCATGTCTTATAGCGACAATAGGGACGTTATAGCGCGTGATTAAGTTACTGATGATACTTTGGATTGAACGTTCTTCAAGTTTCAGTATTAAGCTAATCTCTGCCCCTGTGATAGGATTGTCTGCTCCAACCTTGATCAGATTAAGGACACGTCTATAATTCTCTGGTAGTGTCATTTCGTGTCCTCCTTATCATTTGGAAACAGGATTTGGTTATCAATAACACCAAGCACTTGATTTTTAAGACTATCTTTTAACTCGTTCAATGCTTGTATAACTATATTTAGCACTTTTTTATATTCCATCTCTATTGGCATTGATTCCAAAAATTTAACAACGGCATCAGCTTTGTTATAGTCACGTTGTGTAGTATTGATAAATATTTTTTTCGTGAATAACGGAAAATCGTCCCACTCTGCTTCAATATCTTCATCTAGCATTTTGATATTTTTGTCTAAAACCCTATCACTCAACCAGTTTGTAGGATGTTTTTCGCTATCTTCTAGCAATTTTTTAAAATATTCTTCCGTTGTCATGCAGTTCCTCTCTAATTGTAATAATGGTTCTGTGATTGAATATAAGCCCCATAGTTTGCGTTCTGAGGTGGTTTAGGTGCTTGGGTATCTTCTGGTAAATCAATGTCTATTAAAGACTTAGAACGGCTAAGGAGAAGCCCTAAGAGACCTAAAACAATGAATAAAATAAGTGTCTGTGTTGGTGTAAAGTTAAGTTCTTGAATTGCCATATTTAATTATCAATCCTTTTTTTTCTTCTCTTGTCATATTAGGAAAATGGGCTTTTTCACTATCCGTCGTGTGTTCCAAAATATATTCAGCAATCGCTTTTAATTCTTCAATACTCCTCATGCGGATACCTCACTTAAATAAGTTTCTAATTCCCCTGTGTCTTTCTCTGAACATGGTAAACCGTTAACGGCTCTAAAGACAATCTCTGTGGTTTGTTTATAACCTAAAGCGCCCCATGCTTCTTCAAAAGTAGTGGCACTTTTCCTGAATGTAGTCGTATACTCTGCCATTACATTAGCAATAATCACCCGAGCAATATGTTGGCTATATAGTCGAGTGAAATATGCTTCAGCTTTATCTTTGCTGAGTTGGCGATTTTTGAACATTTCTAGCTGTTCAGGAGTGTATCTATCTTTTGAAAAAGGATTTGTTTCTACTCTATATTTCATTATGTCTTTTCTCGCTGAATTTTATTTTCTGTGTAGTATTCTTATTGATTGCTTGTTTCTTGTACTAGATTCGTGCTAGTTTTAAAGGATAGTAGTCAAAATATCCTAGATATGGTATAATCTAGCTATCAAATCTTTTACTAAAACCCCTTTAATAATAGCTTGCCTGCTTTATTATTTGAGTTTAGTTATACTAGTTAAAGGCTGTGCTGATTGGTCTCGGTAAGCCTTTTTTTGTTGCTCTTGATTATTGATTAATAATTGCCTTGTTCAATGTCATTCAAACGCTTTTGCTCTGCTTTGCGATTATAGATTAGCACTTTGTCATCAAGCATGAGCGATACGCCTTCCAATACGTTGAAAATTTCCTGTGTGATTGCTTCAAACTGTTCGCGATCTGCATTTGGTACTTTGTCAGCGTAACCCTGTGCTAGCTCAGCTAAATCAACACCTTCATCAATCCATTTCTTCAACTCTTTGTAAGTTGTTGCTTTCATAATCATTTCTCCTTTATCCACGCGCATCACTGCGCTTTTTTTATTGTGTTTTGGTTATAGATAGCTTCAGATACACTAAAATTTAAGCCGTATTTTTCTTTAACCTTGATTAGTTCAACCGTTTCATCAAGGATAGACTCACGGTCTCGCAACATGTTTTCTGTCATCCCGTTTTTACTAACCATCTTAGGGTAACCATATAGGTCAGAAACGGCTTTGTTTACGATAGTGTTTGCTTTGATAAGGTCTTTCTTAGTTGCATTTTGTAAGCCATCGACAAGCCTATTCATTGCCTGCTTCTGATGTTCTTTATCAAACATTCTAAATACTTGGAAGCCCTCTAGGCCTGTGCTTTGTCTTAACTGTTTAATGGTTTCAAATACCCATAATTTAAAGGTTTTGGCTTCCTTCTTACGGCTTGAGAAGATAGTTTCATAAATGCCAAACTCACTAACGATTAACATTTCTTGTTGACGCCCTAAACTGTCTGCGACGTGGTTGTTTGAAACAACCTCATCTCCCAAACGTTGTTTAATAAATTTTGGATTCAGATCTAGTGCTTTAGCAATATCAGCTAGCACCGCCCACCATTCACCTTGGTGCTCTACAAATCGGATAGTATATCCGTTCCATGTTTCTGTTTTGTTCATAGATTGCTCCTACAAGCTGATCAGCTTAACTAGTTGCTGAACTCGGTCAATCCCATTTGAAATATCAGCTAGATTATCCATATCAACTAAATCAGCTAGCTTATTTCGTATATAAGTTAGGTCACTTATACCTGGTAGTTTTTGGGTGCTTGGTTGAGCTAGTTCCTGCACCAATTCGCCTTGCATGTAATAGCCATTCAAGCGGATTTCTTTTAGAATGTTTTTGACTGCTTTTCTAAACTCTTTGGCTTTTGGTTTGCGTGATTGGAAAAGCACTTCATATAGACCAAATTCAGTTAACATATTTACTTCACGTTTTTGATCTGCCCTAGATATTACATAGGTCAGCTTTTCATCTTCATCAATCCTTTTTAATAAGTCCGTTGTATTTTGCACTTCAATCATTTCAGCAACTTCAACGGCAATAAAAAGCGGGTTATCTTTATTGCCATAAATTTCAAACGACTTATCCCTAAATTGTCGGCTAGCGATAACGTCAGCGGTTGGTTTCTTGTTCATTTCCTTTGACCAATTGAAAAAAATCTTCAAATGGGTTCTTTGTATTTTGTGTTGTCATAGTTTCTTTTACCTCTCTATATAGCTTGTTCAGTTTGCTTCTACTAACTTGGTTAGGTTTGTGTTTGCCATGCGCCCACTTGCCAACTGTTCGGGGGTCTATGCCTATCCGTTGGCCAATAGCTACCAAGTTCAGCCCGTGAGTGGTTCGCATTTCATCGATGACCCTTGTATAGTTCCTCTTCATTGCTTGCCTGCCTTTCTTAATCTTCTGGTGTTAGTAGTTCATCAATAGAAACACCTAGATAGTTAGCAATCTTTAGCAAGGTTTCAATATCTGGGCGCTTAGTACGCTCGTAGTACAAAGCTATCAAAGTGCTTTTTGCAATACTTGTCGCCTTGTGTACGTCTGAAACCTTTTTTCGTTGTTTCGCTAAAAGAACACGAAAATTATTTTTCATATCCCCAACCCTCCTTTTTTGTATTTTTTAGAAAAATTGAAGCTTTAACGCTAAAATTATATCTCTGATTATACGCTATATTTTTATCGTGTCAAGTGAAATAATAAAAAAACTTGAAAAATTTTAGCGCATAGGCTAAAATATTTTCAAGGAGGAGTTTTCTTATGCTTCGTAATAATTTAGCTAAATTGATGATTGATAGAGGTATCTCGGCAACTCAATTATTTAATGACACTGGTATAGCACGCTCTACCATTTCAAAAATTTCAAATAATAATACAGATAAAATAAACTTACAAACCATTGATAAAATTTGTAATTATCTAGAGGTTAGCCCTTCAGAATTTTTTGATTTTTGGCCTTATGATGTAAAGGTACAGTGTGGTTTTATTAATTTTGATTCTCTAGCGGAAGTAAAAGAGAAATGGAAGGCAATACCAGACTTTAAAGAACCTGCTTTTCTATTAATTGAATTTACTAGAGGTAAAAATATAAAAAAAATTCTTGAGTATAGATTTAATTACATAGAAGAATATGAACCAGGTATTCCATTTAACAATGGATATTTAGATAGTATTGTTCTCGACAATTCACCATCAGAAACGAGTATTTTTGATAACATGCCTGTTCAATTTCAAAATGAATTAGTTGAAGAAGTAAAAGAAAAACTATCTGAAACTTTTGAAGTTCTGCCATTTTCACCAACGATAGAGAATTTGGATTTATTCACCCTCAGCGGTCTGTTCTAAACCCACGCGCCAGTGTTTTCAAGGGTTTTATCTATATAAATAAAACCATGGTATCTGTATTTAAACGCTTTATACAAAGGAGAAAAATTTATGCCAAGAAAAGTAAATAAAGTAATTTATGTTCTATTAGCTCTGTTTTTAGGTGAATTTGGCTTACATAAATTTTATGCCGGTAAAACAGGAACAGGAATCCTATACCTTATTTTCTGTTGGACATTTATCCCTGGATTCATTGGAGTTGTTGAAGGAATCTTAGCAATCCTAAAACCAGCCGATCAAGATGGAAATTTCTATATATAAAAAATTATTATCTTCCACAGCTTTTACTGTATTCCGTATCTGAAAAAGATTCACGCTAATTCAGCAATCAAGCTGTTCTTACTTTTGGTTATCTGGTAGGGTGGCAATAAGGTAGAGAGCTTCTGTTCCGATATTTCCCAACGTCGGAAAATTTGGTAATTCATGAGCTATTTTCATCATTCACTTTGCAAAAGTATAATCGATTTCCAACTTATGCAACTACTCCTCCAATAAAAGCAATGGCAGTTAGAAACGTTTGTCTCTTTAATGATGTGATAATTTAGTATTCTTATCTTCGGGGTGGGGGGTCGTGCGATAAAAAAAGCAAATATTTGGACAGTTGACCCTTCCCACCGGTTTCAAAACTGGGATTGAACAACATTTTTTAATGATGGGGGGTAACCTTAAAGATACTAAATTAGAAAAAATTCTGAAAGCTTGTGGTTAAGCATTTAGGTAATGTTAAGGAACGCCAAGAGCGCTAAAAACTAGACTTTCTAACTATACCCTTTGACTTCTTTATCAAACAAAGCCATAATGGACATAGAAAAAGGAGATTGCGCAAACAATCTCCTGTGGTAACACCGTTTAAGACGGTAGTCTTACCGTATTTGTTTATATTTTTTATAAACCGTCCACGATTGACTAAAGTGTGGGACGGTTTTTCTATTTATTCTTGTTATTCATGATAGCTACTATCAGAGTACCAAAGGCAATCATTTTCAAGAGCTCGAATCTATGTAAACTTTGATCTAGTTTTTAGACATGCAAAACTTCTTCTGAAACTCTCTATACCTTACAAAACCAAACAAAAAAGACTTCACAAGTTTTTACGCTCGCAAGGTCTTAAAAGTCTAATATTATATCACAATTTTCTATTTGTAATATTTCGGATATTTACCCGATACCATTATTATACCATGATATAAACCTAAAATCCCTTTAATAATAGCTTGCCTGCTGATGGAAAGGTTTATGATCATGAAAATAACTGAAGTAAAAAAGAAAGATGGTACGGTAATTTATCGTGCCAGTATTTATCTTGGTACTGATAAAGTAACAGGTAAAAAAGTAACTACTAAAATAACAGGACGAACTAAGAAAGAAGTTAGAGAAAAAGCTAAGCAAGAAGCTGTCGAGTTTATAAAAAATGGTTCTACTCGCTTCAAAGCTACTTCCGTAACAAGTTATCAGGAACTTGCAACCTTATGGTGGGATAGTTACAAACATACCGTAAAATACAATACTCAGCTAGCTACTGAAAAGCTGTTAACCGTTCATGTCATACCAATTTTTGGAGCATATAAGCTTGATAAGTTAACGACACCACTTATACAGTCTATCATCAATAAACTAGCTGATAAAACTAATAAAGGAGAAAGAAAAGCTTACCTCCATTATGACAGAATACACGCGCTAAATAAACGTATACTACAGTATGGCGTTATCATGCAAGCTATACCATTCAACCCTGCGCGTGAGGTCATTCTCCCTCGCAACACTAAGAAAGCTAACACTAAAAGAGTAAAGCATTTCGAAAATGATGAACTCAGAACATTTTTCAACTACTTAAACAATCTAGATAAAAGTAAATACAGATACTTCTATGAAGTCACACTTTATAAGTTTTTATTAGCTACAGGTTGTCGCATTAATGAAGCGTTAGCTCTAAACTGGTCAGATATCGACTTGGATAATGCCGTTGTTCATGTCACAAAAACGCTAAATTACAAGCAAGAAATTAATAGTCCAAAGTCAAAGTCAAGCTATCGTGATATTGACATAGATAGTCAAACAGTTACAATGCTTAAGCAGTATAGACGACGACAGATTCAAGAAGCATGGAAGTTAGGGCGTTCAGAAACAGTAGTATTTTCTGATTTTATCCATAAGTACCCCAACAATAGAACCTTACAAACTCGATTAAGAACACATTTTAAAAGAGCAAATGTATCGAATATAGGCTTTCATGGTTTTCGTCACACTCACGCTAGTTTATTGCTGAACACAGGTATCCCCTACAAAGAACTCCAATATAGATTAGGGCACTCTACTCTATCTATGACTATGGATATTTATAGCCATTTATCAAAAGAGAATGCAAAAAAAGCTGTCTCATTCTTTGAAACAGCAATTAACTCAATATAG